CTTGCCTGCACCAGAGATAATGTTCTCTAGCAGGTTTTTACTTTCAGTTGATTCTTGGTCCGTGGTCCGTTCTACGCCGTCCCACTCCATAGGAGGAATATCCCTTTTAACCATATCAGGGTTAACCTCTTCCTCCACGGTTTCAGTGATGAACAAAGGGTCGGTTTTTAACCACGCAGGAACTGGGTCCAGTAATTTAAGGTCCGCTGCGGCGGAACCGCCGTTAGCGAACCCTTCAGGCTTTTTTACAGGCCCACCCTTCGCAAATATTATTGCGCCTCCGGGCCTTCCTATATCTTCCGCAATCAGAGCAGGTCCGCCGTACCAACTTCCTTCATTCGGGGCGTCCATTCCCTCCCCTCCAAAAGTGGCTTTGTCAGAGGTAAACGTAGTATAAGAAGGGCTTGTCCCTCCGGTCCCCTTCAGGTTGAATCTGGCGCGCGTTCCCGCGTCCATTTCCTTTTTACCCAAAGTGTTGTAGTGGTTTGTGGCAAAATCCGCCAAAGTCTGTCCCCCTAACCCTCCTTTTTGGGCTTCGTAGGAGCTTTTAATGTCGGGATTAGCTGCTATGTATGCCATGATGTCCCCGCCCGGAGCACTCTCTTGCGCTTTCCTTCTATCCAAAGAGTCTTGTTGCCGGGTTAAAGCAAACAGTTGGGACCTTGAAAGTCCTCCGCCGTAACTGCCTCTGTTATTAAGTAAGCCTTTATAGCGATCAAAGTCTGCCTGTTTCCCTCCCGTAAGCTGGCGCAGGTCCTGTGCAGCACGTCCTTGGGTATAGCGATCCCGTTGAGCACTTCCCATAAGGGAACGAGGCCTACTGGTTACGGTCGGAGGGGTCCAGCTAAAACCGGAGCCCGTCGCAGACAAAAGACTGGCTGCGGGGGTGTAGTCAAAACCCGTGAGCTGCTCTTCCCCCATAACGTCCTGTGTAACCTCGGTTCTCGGACCACTCTCTCTGAACGTAGTATCTAAAGAGTCCTCTCCCGCCGCGTACACGCCAGTATTATCGTCTAAAGGCTGATAGACTTCGACTCCTGTAGCACTGGCCGCGCCTGTTCCTGTATCAGTGTCCGTCGCCGTAAAAATATCGACGCACTCCCCTGTAACCGGATCGGGCTTTTGTCCTGCTGGGCATACTTTTGGAAGATTAACTGGCACACAGCTTTTACCGTCTGGGCTTAAGGTAAAGCCATCGGGACACACTAAGGAGGTCGCGGTCTTGGTCTGGGGCTTGGTCTCGGTTTCTGTAACCGAGGTAGCATATAAAATATTAGGGTCCACGCCAGCCGCTACCATGTCCCCGTAGCTTAGCCCACGGTCCGTGGCGATCTTCTGCATGTCCAATCGTTCGGCGGCATCAATCGTGTTATCTGCCATCACCTTATCATAATAAGCTTGAACGTCCTGAGCCATGGTAGCTGTAGGTTGCGTCCCGCCGTAGGCAGGGGTTCCCTGTGGGGCAGTGAAGATCATGTCAATGGTGCTTTGTTGAACTCCCGCGTCCAAGGCATCCTGCACACTAACACCTGATTCTATAATTGCCTTATAAGCAGTTTCTGGGGTCCAGAGAGAAGGGTCGGCTAGATATGTTTTTTCCTGTTCCCGAAGAGTCTCGTATAACTCTTCTTTAGGAAGAGAACCAAGCATTTGTCGTGCCGAAGGGGAAGCCATAGGACATCCTCAAAGAAAATGATTTTCCGTATTCTAGGCTTAATAATACTCTGGGACAAGCCCTTCTTCTTTAGGGTCATCCTCTTCGTCTGTGTGCAAAGAAATAAAGTTTCCGGCGCGAAAACGCATTAATGCTTGGGTGGTGCTGTCTACTTGGTCGTCATTGTCCCCGTTAGGAAAGGCGGCGCATTCCTCTATTAATTCCTGCGCCCACGTGTCATCCGTAGCCCAAACCATTCCGCTTTCCAGAATCGGCGCTACCGAGTTGGCACGAGAGACCTTATCTTGACCCGCCCGTCTTCCGCCGGGTGAATACATAGTAACCGGGATTCCCATGCGTCTTAGTTCCTGCTGTAGCGTGACTCCTGTCGCCTTCGCCTCAATTAGCACATTATCCGGCTGCCAATAATCATACTGCTCTTTCGCTTGACGTTTTAAGTCAGGAAAATCCCAGCGCCCCTTTCGCACATCCATCAACAGTAAATTAGGTCCCGCGTCTTCGTCAGGGTGGAAAACTCCCCACGTTGTAATAACCGAGAAATCCGCCGTTTCTTTTTTAGAATATGCCGTGTCGTAGGACTGAATAATATATTCAACAGAGGGGAGGTACTCATGTTCCCACTCCCTCCACCATTCACGCTTAAGTATCGCCCCTTCGTCAGAAGTAGGGTTTTGTTGGTACATTGCGTTCCATTTCTGTACCGACATTGACGCGCGCACAGCCTGAAGCTCGTTTATATCCCAGAAACTAGGCCACAGCGCACGCTCGTTTTCCTCTCCTTCATCAAAAACAGCAGGAAATTCAATTACTTCCCATTGGTCCGCCTTCAAACTGCTTTGGCTTTTTAGCAGTCTAGCCGTCAAGTCCTTCGTTCCCCATCGCGTCATCACGATTACAATGGCTCCTCCGGGTTGAAGTCTGGTCCGTGGGCCGGAGGTGTACCATTCCCACGCATTGTCTAACGCAAGCTGGGACTGGGCGTCCTGCTCCGAGTGAGGATCGTCAATAATCAACATATCCGCACCACGGCCTGTCATGGCTCCGCCAACACCTACGGCAAAATACTCACCTCCCGCGTCAGTGTCCCACCTTCCGGCGGCTTTACTATCAGCCTTCAAGGCAACCTTAGGAAAAACCTCGGTATATCTATCAAGGTCCATTAAGTTACGGACCTTTCTGCCAAATCTCACCGCCAGTTCTCCGGTGTGCGTGGCTTGAATAATCTTGGTTGTGGGACGACGGCCCATGAGATACGCCGGAAGCAAGTAGGATGCAAATTCAGACTTCGTGTGCCGAGGAGGCATATTCACTATCAAGCGTTTTAGGGTTCCCTCGGCTATGCGGTCGAAGGCTTTGGACATAATTTCATGGTGGCTACTGATTATCGCTTCAGGCCACACGTATCGGGAAAATCCCAAGAAAGTATTTTGCGCCTGTTCTTGTCCTTCCAGTAAAGCTAACCGAAGTTCCAGTTTTAAACGTTCTGCTTCAACGTCATCTATCCGCGCAGCTACTTGCATAAAAGGCCGTTTTTAAAAAATTTGCTAAAAATTTTATAGAGAGTTGATTTTCCAACGAAAGGGGGTGGGTTGCAAGAAAGTCTCTTCATTTTTGTTTTGCTCAAAATTATTTGTGTGAAATCGAGCTAAAGCCATCTTGCTCGCCGAGTGGCCGGAGGAGCGCGAATCGCTGTGCGCGCCCATGTTTCACGTGAAACATTTACCCAAAAGGGACCCGTGTCCCCCCGTCCGCGCCCCCCACGAACCACGGTTCACGGGAAGCGGTTGATTTCCCTAGAGTTATTCCCATTCGGCTATTTCCGGTAATAGGTATTACTGGAAATAGTGAATGATTCTCATTCGCAATAGCTCGTTTTCATTTAAAACCTAGCTAAGCGTAGCTGCTAGGCTCGGTTTAGCAACTTACATTAAATCGCGTCTTCCCAAAAATACAAAGGCTTCTGTGTCAGCATTTTAGATAGCTTGGGTTTAATATACGTTTGGGCTCTTCGAGCTTCTGTCGCACCGCATGCCAGTCAATTCCATCTAAGGACCATTGGGCTATAGGTGAGAGTGCAACGCCTTCCACGTGCAACGCCGTGGCTTGTGCTCCTGTGTATAACAAAAGACGCTGATCACTCTTCTTCGTCGTTCCCTTCGGATGCCACTCGACCAGAATGAATGTCGGCATGTTGAGTAGGCTGTGCTTCGTTGCGAACGCTATCTGATGAGGAGACATTCTCACTTTCCTGCCGCTCTTCACTACCTTCAGCTCTATCATCACATAGCCCGTTGGAGGCAGCGCCACTAGGCAATCCGGTATCCCTAGGTTTATCCGATTCTCCAATCGAACTATCAACGCATTCGGCAGGTTCTCCTTCAATCGCTGGTGGAGCAATCCTTCTGGACCTTTCGTCATTTCGCATCGCCTCCATCATACTGGGCTTTTCTTCGATTTGTTCAGGAGTTATGTCTAAGATTTGGGTAGGGGGCGGCCCTCCATACATAGCTTTGATCTCTTCTAGCTTGCGCTTAACGTCTTCTTTGGACATAGAGTCAATCGTCCCGTGGCGGATCTCTTTTCTGTCAATATAGATAGTTCCCAACGCCTGCCCTCGCCTAAATTCAGCCGAGACGGCTGCACCAAAGTTTCCTGCCTCCAAAGCTTGGTTGCGAATCAATAACAGGTCCTGCATGTGCTGTTCATAGGTCGTACCGTATTTTTGAGCCAACTCGTAACGATATTCTTGGATGGCCGCGACTACGTGGGGATAACGGCGTGGGTTAGTTAGCTCATTAGCTGATTTCGCTGCATTTTTCTCGCTATAACCAGCCCGGACTGCGGCCTCTCGCAACGAAACAGGTTTTCCGTCTTCGGAGCACAGTTCTTTAATAAATTTCCATTGTTGCGTCGTTACCGCCTTTTTTTGGTCTTTTAGGGGCTCGACCTCGGCTCTGTTGATCTTTTCCATTAGTTTTTGCCTATGCGTCTTTTTGATGGGGACAGAATTAAATATTTCTTTGGTTCTTTTGCCCATTTAGACTTTTCTCCGGCATATCCACTCATTTCCGGCGGCCGTTGGCCTTACCGTAAAGTGCCTGCCGCTGTTTTTAGGGCTCCGGTAAAAGGTTCTTAACGCGCTGCGAACTTTAACAGCATCCTGTGCGCTTAAGACACAAAAGTAGTCCCCAGCGACCATTGCTTTAAATGGATAGCTTTTTTGTCCTTTAAAACCTCCAGAAAGCCTAACGGAATGCTGTCTGGGCTCTATTCCGGGCAAACTACAGGGTTCGTCTTTTAGTTTTGGCATAATTTTCCTCTGCGGGGATTTTAACAGGAAAACCTTCGTTTCTATAGAGATGTATTTCAGAAAATCAAAACATAAAACCTAAAAATGCGTCGCGCGCGACTTAGAGATTCTTTGACAATCATCACGTCATCACGTCTAGCTAAAGTAGACGTAATGCCTAACGTAATGCCTAACACCTTATATTTAAAGGCTTATCACGTCTATTACGTCTATAGAGATGTATTTAGTGTACATTAAAAAAACACTTTTCTTTTTTGAGAAACACCTCTATATAGTTAATCGCCTAAAACAGCCCCGTGGTCCGTGGTCCATGGCCCTCCACGCCCTATGTTATAAGGGCTCTCCAGCATTACACCTCTCTTTTTGTAGGCGTAATGCCCCGTGGTCCGTGGTCCGTTATAAACCCCGCTACGCCGCGTAGAATGGGGCCTGCACACTTCATCACGTCTACATCACGCCAAAAGCCGTAAAAAGTCTCTTTTTTAGCGGTGCTGTAATGTGCCGTAATGTTTAAATAAGTAGTTAAAAGTAGTTGATCATAAAGGAGACTTGTGGTCTAATGGGCGTGTTGATTAAATATACAGGAGAATGAAATGCCCCACACTCACAAAGGAACTTGCCAGATTTGCGGCTGCGAACATGCGGTTAACAACGCCACGGGCGTGTTAGCGAAGCATGGCTACACCGTGGCTTACGGGTTCTTCTCTGGGATTTGCAAAGGCGCGGCCGAAGAGCCGCTTGAAAACAGCAGGGAGTTACTGGACAGTAACGTTGACCACTGGAGAAAAGAAGCGGAGATGTTGATCAACTGGCCCACGGTTTCTAAGGTCCCAGTCCACGTAGAAGGCAAAAAGGATGCGGTTCTAATGACTAAAGCCCAGTATGAAAAAACGGACCACTTCTCTTTTGAAAGGGTAGCGAAAAGGGAAACCGCCAAGATCCACCACCAAGGCGAGCACTTGAAGGCCCACGCTGAAGCGATGCTTAAGCATGCTGATAAAGTTTTCTTAACGCCGCTTAAGGTGGTCGCTGTAGTGTTTAAAAACAGGAAGATTTTTCCAGAGTATTCAGACGCCTATGAATTCAGCAAGAACTTAAAAGAAGAGGGGCTTACTGCTAGGGTGCGAAGGATATCTCCCTACACTAATCACTTTGGTGTTTACTGGACCACGGCCGCCCACGACGGTAGGGGCGAAGAATTGTAGTCGAAAGTAGTTGACGGTGGTCTCGTAGTATGAGACCATTTGTTTTGTCGGATTGGCCGACACCATACAGGAGAAAGACATGAAAAAAGAACACGGTTTGATTAGCTTATGTAAGTTATCTTTTACTTCCAAAATTGCCGCGCACTTTGACGGTAAGATAGCCGGACTTGATCGACTATCATTAGTCATGGATCTTGACGCGGTAAACGATATCAACCCTCTGGACCTAGAGGCCATGGTAAAAGACCTAGACTCAATACACGTAGCACACGACGTTTTTGGAATCGTTAAGAATCTAGATCGAAAAAACAAAACACTTCTAAATGGTTGGACTCCACGATTCACCCTTCCCACTCAATAGAAAGGAGAAAGACATGGCTTTTACTGAATTAGAAACAAAAGTGTTGCGTAATTTGAAAGAAATTCTTGAGGAAACAGAGAGTGTTTATTTGGCTGACCTTATCTTTCCTTCCGACGACGCCAAAAAGTTACGCGGAGCAATAGCTTCACTTGTAAAAAAAGACGTGCTTTACGTTGATTATGATTATCCCAGCAACATCAATGGAACGAAACATTATCCCCTAACTTACTGGGACGAGGATGCGGTAGCAACCGTTTAAACTAGAAAGGAGAAAGACATGGGTAACAGAGCAGTGATTACAATGACCGAGCGAGACGATTCTCCCGCCATCTACCTTCAGTGGAACGGCGGGAAGGCCAGCATTGAGGGCTTCTTACTAGCGGCTCAAAAGTTTGCTGAAGTTCGACCTGTAGCGATGGAAGGACACCTCGCTTGTGGTCCTTACTTAAACGAAAAAAAATTCATGGACGAGTTTGCTGAAATGATTAGGAAACATTTTGGGCTTAACACTTACCGAGAAGAATATGGCAGAGCCGATACAGACAACTGGGACAACGGCACATATATTATTAACGGTTTGATGGAGATAGTTGACAGGCGTTACGTTCCAGAGGGCTACACTGAGGAAGAAGACCAAGAAAAGACGATAGGCATTGCTTTACACATAGGTGAATCAATAGACAGACAAAACAAGATTGACTATGCCCACGCCGCAGGAGCCCTCAGGGTAGCTCAACGAAAAGCCCAAGTGAAAAGCAGGAGAACAAGGTTAAATTAATTGTCCTAAATAGTAGTATTCCGTAGTTAAATGTGGTCTAATGGGCGTGTTGATTAAACATACAGGAGAAAGACATGAAAACCCCACAAGTTCCCCACGGCGTATTAAATCCCAAGACAGGCAAAGAAATTACTACTCCTCTGGGCATTCCTCGAACAGGCCTAGTTAACCAGCTTATCGAAGCGGCCCACGAAACCGTAAAATTCGTAGATTACATAGAAGACTTCTACGGAAAAGAAAGCGGAATTTACGATCTTGGGGCAACGCGAGAAGACTGCAAGGAAGCGTGCCTGATTTACTTGGTTGCCCTAGCGGCAAACCGAGAAAAGCTAGGCACTTGGGGCGATGGGGACACCGTTGACCGAGAGCGAGTAAGGGTTGTTTTGGAAGAGGTTTTAAACTGTAAAGAGAAAGGAGAATGAAATGACAAATTTTTCAGAGAAAGCAGTAGCTTACGACGCCGAAGCCGCTCAAAATGAGCAGGACAAGCACGATTCTTTTGAGCGGTGCGACACGGACGGTTTCTTATCTCAGTGGGCCAGTGGT